CGGTGGTGGTGAAGATGGATTCATCGTCAAGGACAAGGAGGACGCGTACAAGCCCAAGGTGGTTGGCAAACCGGGCAAAAAATCCAAAGACGACAAAACCATGACCATCGTCGGAATCGTCGCCGCGGTGATCTGCGTGCTTTGCATGTTCGCGGTCCTCATCGCCGCCGCGTAAAATCCGCGAAAAATGTTTCAGTGCTCAGGGTGTAGGCTCTTGTGGTGTAGTGGTAACACTATGGACTTTGAATCCATCACCCCTGGTTCGATCCCAGGCAGGAGCTCTCACCAGTCCTCTGTCATATAATGGTTATTATCCCCGGCTGTTAACCGGGTCATCTGAGTTCAATTCTCAGCGGAGGAGGTTCTTTTTAGATGTGTCGGTCCACATGTAAAAAGAATTTCTGTGTCTCAAGTATACACAACCATGGCGTCTATCGGTCGTACCGTCCTCCTGAACCTCGTCGCGATCATCGTGTTCGCGATCTTGTACTTTTTGCTCGCGCGCATGGGCGGTGCCGATTTCACCGGTCTCTCGAAGACGTCCACGCCGTTGGATGCCCTCTACTTTTCCAGCACGGTGCAAAGTTCCGTCGGGTTCGGTGACATCAGCCCGACCAGCGGACGCGCCAAGATGCTCGTCATGCTTCAACAGTTCGTCTTGATCATCGGTATCGTCGACTTGATGTCGTCGGGTGGTGTCGCGAACGCGGTGAAGAATCTTCGAAAGGCGAATGTCTCGACGCCGACGGCGCCGACCGTGAGCAGCACCATCTCTGGTACGTCTATTGCTGCGTAAGTTTCTTTGCGATTTCCTTGGACAGTCTCACCAATGATTTTTGTTTGCCGTCGTTTGTGACGGTTTTCACTTTTTCCCTCACAGCCATGAACTCGAGCACCTTCTTCACCTCTTCCAACGACTGGTCACGATACGCCGTCATCAACTTAATCGGATGTCGCTTTCGTGATCTGTATTTCGCGCTCATGGCTCTGCAGATGTCCGCCGTCCTCAACGCCTTCCAAAGTTTTGAACCCTTTTTGAACTCCGCCTCTCGTGCATTTTTGAACGGTTCGATACCAAAGTCTCGTGCCATCTTCATCAACGCCATTTTCGGTACGTACTTGCACTGTCGCTGGGTCTCGTATCGACCTCGGACCATCTTGAGTTTGGGATTGGGTACTAACGAACCGTTACCGAGCCCACTGTTGATGTACGCGGGTGTGAGTTTCGGCTTGGACCCGTACCTATTGAATCTTCGACGAATGCGTGGGTGCGAGTTGTTGTTCGTACCGGGTGCGACTTTTCGCGCGCTCGTCGACGCATTCTTCTTCTTCACGAGATTGAACTCTCGACGGATGAGATCGTCCTGCTCTTCGTGGATGTTCCTGGGTCGTCGGGGCACGTAGGCACCTTCGAGACTGCCGAGAGGCGCCGCCATGATATATTATTATGCCACATAAAAATAAATACATGATACCACTCCTCTTCGCCTTGTGGTTCATCAGGTATGGGCGTCGATGCCCGTGTGACGCACCCACCACGACGTGTTACAGAACGGAGATGTACGGGTTTCAGTACGGACACTTTTTCTTCTACATGCTCCTCGGTGCGCTGTACCCGAAACAATTTTGGTTTTGGATCTCGATCGGTGTCGCGTGGGAGGTGTTCGAGTATTGGCTCTCGAGTCGACCCGACGTCGTCGAGCGAATCGGTGGATGCCTGTCGCCGAAGCAGGAGGACACGCCGCTGTGGTACAGAAAGGTGTACGCGGGCGAACCCAAACACGAGAACGTCGTCGACAGGGCGTTGGGTATCCGCAACAGTCAGGTGCACACGTGGCATTACAGCGTGGGTGAAAATCTCACGAACGTCGTCGGGTTCCTGATTGGAAAAAAAGTCGTACACATGTTAAAACATGCTCAATAGACAGAACGCACTCTCCAAAACCAAGTGGAACAAGTGGAAGCAAACGCGAGACCGTCTCAATGCGGAAAACAAGCGAATGCGAATGAAGATTGCGGCGAATCAGAAGAAGCTCGCGATGTTGAAGAGACGACTCAACGTGTCGCCATCCAAGGTGAACACGACCACTGGACGCGCGCGGCGCATCACCGCTGGACGACGTCCAGGCTTTTATTCCAACATGAACAACAGCAACAACAACAAGAAAAAGAACAAGAACTTTTTCTAAATCGATAGTACTACGAAGATGATCACCGAAGCGCTCGAGGCACAAGGGTACGTCGTCGAACAATTTCGAGACGACGACAGGTACTTGTCCGTCAAGTGGTCCACGGACGAGTTCACCATGGCGCGGGCGTGGGAATTCATGAAGACGATGGACGTTGACTACTCCGAAGAACTCGAGGGATTCTTTACCCTCGTTCGGGAGAACGGGTGGACACACGAGGCACGATTCGTTCCGATCGAACACTGCGCATTCATCATTACAAGACGTGATTCCTAAAGTAATGGTCGAGTTCGCACCGTATGACGTGTTCACTCTGTTTGTTCTGGTGGGTGTAAAACGGACCCCAGATTTCTAATTTTCGTCGGGTCTCGTCGTACCACAGGTATGACAATTCCAAGAACCTCGTCAGCCAATACATCCTGTGACCCTTTCTGCCGATGAAATCGTACATCATCTCCGGGTCGTAATCGGAGACGTCCATCTCCGAGTAGTGTGTATTGAGTGGCGGATTGTATGGTGCCATCAATAGACTAAGATCTCATATTTTCTTTAACTGCATGACCGTCACGCCGTCACCCGACGCGCGCGCGAACACACCCACTCGACGATCGTAGTCGTCGGGTAAGGCGCGCAATCGATTCACGTGTTCGTCGAACGAGTCCACGAACTCCTCGTCGACGAATTCCAGGTGATCCTCCGCCCGACACATCGGACAGTTGTGCGTCCAGTGTCTCAGACATCGTACACAGAGTTCGTGTCCACATCGAAGAGTGACGTCCCCTGCTCTTTGGTAGCATACCGGACACGAAGATACACGATGTAATTCCACAGGACGAACGTCCCCAGGGTCAGACGCATCATCCATCTGTGGAGTCTCTGCGCTCGCCTCGCTTCGCATTCCATTAATATGTCGCCTTATTTTAAATGGACGCGCTCAAGGCGTGGGGCATGTACTACTTGGACAAGTACGCACCCACGCGCGAGAACGACGCCGTGATGTTCGACATCGACGACACGTTGATTCGATCGAGCGATGGGATGGTGATGTTTCCCATGGTGGACGTCCTGTTACACGCGAAATCGCTCGGGTACAAAGTGATCCTCATCACGGCGAGACCTCGATTACAAGACGTCGTGGACTACACGAGAGAACAGATGCGCGACCTGGGGATCCCGTACGATGAGTTAGGATTCTGTAACGCCGAGGACAAGGGTCGACTCAAGATGCGTCTCGGGTATCACTTCGTGCTGTCGGTCGGCGACATGTGGACCGATCTCACGCACACCCGACACGTCCTGAACACGCGAACGCTCCAACACTACTAACATTTCCAATTCTTCCCACACGTCATGCACGACACGAAAGTCGTCATCGGTTCGTCCGCCGACCGTGTCTGGGCTTGTTGATACGTGGTCTTGTCCGATCCGCACCGACACCTGAAAAACCCCCTCTGATTTTGTTGTTCCTTCTTGAACCACTCCTTGCGAAGCTCTCTGTGTAAGTGCTCCTCGAGCGCCGTGGCGTAGTGCCCGTCCGGAACCGCTTCCCAAGGTTTGAGATTGACCACCTCCGACGATTTGATTTTTTTGTTTTGAATCTTGTTCACCAGTTCTGGATTTTTCAAAAAGCTGTTTTTGACAGACAAAAATTTGCACTTGTACGTCGTTCGAAAGTACTCATTCTCGAACGAGGCGTCGTCCTCGGCGACCTTATCGACGGCGTGGTTGAGGATGTTCTTTTCGAGATTGACGACGGTGGCGTCCGTCTCGGAAAGATTCAAAATCTCCGCGAACTTTTTGACGACGTACGCGCGCGTGGCGTGCATGGTGGTACTACTACTCTGCTGACTCATTCTTTAAGCGATGGGCAACCCTTCGAATCCCGTGCGTCCGCGCTTGCAGTCCTCGAGGTTCTCGGGAGAGCACCTGTCGAAGAAGCCGGCGACGCGACGGGCGATGTTAAAGTCGATGCGATCGGTCTTCCAGTCGTCGCGCACTGAGTATGCCTCGCGTCGGCTCCTGCGGTACCACAAGAATGCGATGACGAGGACGACGGCGATGACCCAACGGTTCATTATACTATTGGGTGGCGAGAAAAATTGCGAGCACCGGAAGATTCATGTATTGCATAGTCCCAATCACGCACAAACAGCAGAGGCACATGAGAAACACGACCAACATCGTGGACGGTCCTTTCTTTTTGTCGTCAGCCATTTTGTTTTAATATACACATAACATTTTTTAATTCGACTGTGGTATCCACGCCTGACCGTTTAAGACCGCCGTCGTGTATTTCATGGCGACCTGAAAGTGAATGTACGCGATCGACGGAATCTCGACTTTGACGCCCAACGGGTTTTCATCCATGATTTTGACGATGTCCGTGTCCGCCTTATCCCCCGACGTCGCCTTCGCCATCGCACCCGTGAAACGTTTCAACCACTCCACGTGCGCATGGTCCTTGCAATCGAATTTTTTCACCAAGTCGGTCATCTCGTTTCTGTTACATGCGATCGTTTTCTATAAGTAATCGCGCGCTCGGATCGGTCTGCGTCGTCCATCGGGGTCGCCAATACTCACGAATCAAGGTGTCGTTGGCGGAGCCGAAATGCGACCAAAAAATTTCCCTGTAAAACGCCTCCTCCTTCGTCCTGGGTTCGTTCTGTCCACGGCACATCAGTCGAATGTTGTCCATCATCGTGTCCGAGATGGAGTCTCCCAGGTCGCGGAGGCGTCGCACCCACGCCTCGCCGACCGCGTCCGAGAACGCGTCTTTGCGTCTGTACAGAATCATGTCCGGAAGGTACCCGTGAAACGCGCGACGCAAGACGTCCTTCTCGAGCGTCGTCACCTTCAGTTGTTGGGGCATCGTCATGCACGCCTCGATGAATTCTTTATCGAGGAACGGGACGACGAGGTCCAACCCCCACCGACCGGCGCACCGATCGGCGCGTAACCCGTCGAACTGGTGAATCAAACGCAACCGTCGCATGTTCTCCATCGCGAAATCCGTGACGTTCGGGGCGTACTTGAAATAGTAATACCCACCGAGGATTTCATCGCTCCCTTCACCACTGAATATGTACCGGACGTCCGTTTGTTCGTTGATGTACTTACACAGCAGATAGTTCGGCACGCTCGCCCGCACGGTGGTCGTGTCCCAACTCTCGATCGATCGAATCACGTCGGGTATGACCTCCAACCCTTCCTCCACGGTGAAATGAATCTCGGTGTGATTGCTGCCGATGAACTCGGCGACGACCCTGGCGGCTTCGAGGTCGGGGCTTCCCTCCAACCCGATGGAGAACGTGCGTATGGGTCGAGACGACAGACGCTGGGCGATGGCACACACCAGACTACTGTCCAACCCCCCGGACAGGAGGAACCCTTTCGGTCGATCGCTCATGCTCAGACGAAGCCCGATCGCGTCTTCAAACGTCTTTCGTATGTCGATCGACGACGACGAGCGTAACTCGCGCTCGGACGAGTTGATTCGCCAGTGCGTGGTGTAGTAGCACACGAAATCGTCGATGGTGGAATCGTAAAAGTGTCCCGGGGGGAACACGGAGATGGGCGTCCCGAGAAACCGAAGCGCCTTCGCCTCGGACGCGAACGCGATCGAGCCGTCGGCATGACGCGTGTAAAACAAAGGACGGACGCCCACGGGATCCCTCGCCGCGATGACGTGCGCACCGTCCGTGTACACGAAGGCGAAATCGCCTCGAATCATGTCCAACGCGTTCTTCACCCCGAGCAGACGGATCACGTGCATGACGGGTTCGCAATCGCTCGTGCTCGTCTCTTCGCCCACCTGGAGATCTTTGTAGTTGTAAATCTCTCCGTTACACGCGAACGCGATCGACTCTTTGTACACGAACGGTTGCATACCCGACGAACTCAAGTCGTTGATGGCGAGTCGGTAGTAGTCGATCTGACACTTACCCAACGTCACCGACTTGAAATCGTCCGGACCTCTGTGCGTCAATAAACCTTGGGGCACATTTGTTTTTTCTTCACCGAACACGCAGACGATCCCGCACATGACCTGACATCCATGCTCATTTTATTTTTAATCGCATCTCCAGATGTTGTCTCAGGAGTTCCGTGTCCTCCGTGCCGTCGATGTTTTGCCCGCGCACGGACACCGATTCGAGCGAACTCGACGGCGAGTACATGAACGCGTGCACGTAAAAGAAGGACATACCCGACTTGAGCGCGATCGAGTCGAGGTCGGACTCGTACAGGTCCACGATGTTCACGTATCTGCGAATGACGTCCTCGGACAGCGACTTTTTCTTCTTGTCGCTTCGAATGAAAATGTTCTTCTTCGTGAGATCGAGCGATGGGAACTGTCCGTGTTGGGCGCGGAAGCGCGCGAGGTAATTCACGTATTTCTCCGCGACCTCCTTGTCCTTGAACGTCAGCATTCGCGGTTTATCTTCGGGGTCTGTCATCGTGACGAACCCTTTCGTCACCCTGAACTGGATCGCATGAAAGAGGTGCATACCTTTTCTTACTTTTAATATGTCATTTTCTTTTAATGTCACATTTCCCCCAGACCGCCGGACAGTGTAAATATCTTCTCGCCCTTCAATCACCCAAACCCATCGTCATAGGGGTCGGACCGGCTGGGTGTGGGAAAACCATGCTCGCGTGTCGCGAGGCGTTGTCGTTCGTCGGCGGCACCAACCGAGGACGCATCGTCATCACCCGACCGATCGTGCCCGCGGACGATCGGGATTTGGGATACCTTCCGGGGGATCTGGAGAAGAAGATGCTTCCGTTCACCATGCCCATGTACGACGTGTTCGACAGCACGTACTCGCGAACGACGATCGATCGATTCCTCACGGTCGAACCTTTGGGATTCATGAGAGGACGGACGTTCACGAACACGTGGCTCATCGCCGACGAGATGCAAAACGCGACCAAAGAACAGATGAAGATGTTGTTGACTCGCGTTGGGTATGGGACGAAATTGATCATCACGGGTGACCCGAACCAGAGCGATCTCGGCGAGGACAACGGGTTGAGCGACCTCCTCGACCGCGTCGATGGATTGGACTTGGCGCACGTCGACGTCGTTCACATGGCGAACGACGACATCCTTCGACACCCCAGTGTTCAGGAGGTGATTAAAATTTATGAGGTATAATAGTAATGATCGTCGCGCTCTTGCTGCTGATGTGTTTCGTCGTCGCCGTGTCGACCCCGCTCGGGTACATGCCCGGCACGGATCTGTACTACATTCGAAAACACAAAGCCGATCTGTACGTGAAAAAAGTGAAATATCTCGCCAATGAAATTAACAAAGGTCGCATCGTCACGGACGTTGGGTTTGAAAATTTCAGAGAGTTGTTCCAAAACATTGAAAAAGTCATCGACACGGACACCGAGACCGTGGCGTGGAAGGTGAAGGATCTCGGACGCAAAGTCACCGTGGCGAAGGTGCTGTTCGATTACACCGAGCGCGTGCGAGACGACCGCGACCTCATCATCCGTCACTACTCGGTCAAGTGAAACGCAAGTTGAATGTCTTCTCCATGAATTTGATCGCCTTCCCCAGGCTGGGCTGACTCCACAGGAGCCATCGAGACCAGAACCCCGGCGTCTTGATCCCTCGTCGCACGCCCCACGCCTCCTTCGTGCTCTTGTCCACCTTTAACATTTGCGCGTGCACCTTGGACGGATCGGTCTCCTTCTCGGTCTTTCGAGAAATCATCCCACCGTGTCGTCGAACGTAATTGCGCATGCGCAGACTGTTTTTGTGTTTCGTGTAATCGTCGTACCCTCGCGCACCGAAATCCACGGTGGTTCCGTCTTGCAGGGTGACGCGCCATTTCTTCGTGGCGATCGGACTCGGGTTGAGACGTACCACTCGCATGTAATATAGTGCTATAATATTATGCTGAGATATGCAGCCCTTAATCGTGAATTGTGCTCTGTGATCGCTCGGTGTCGCGACGCGGGCGAACGGGTCATCGTGGATTACGCGCGCGAGGACGTCAGCCTCTGGGACGTGTCCAAGGTTCGTCGGGTCACGGAAATCATGGTCGACGCGTTACCACCCGAATACATGTGTGCCCTGAAAATGACGAGTTTCGGCAGTCGTCAGTCCGAGGACATCGCCGAGAAACACGTCGACGGTATCATCACCCAAGCCAAAGCGCGAGGCGTTCGGGTGTGCATCGACGCCGAAGACGTGTTGTATCGTGACGCGTGTTACGAGTTGATGCGACGACACAACACCCGAGAGAACGCCGTCGTGTATGCGACGTATCAGATGTACCGACGCGACGCCTTCGACGAACTCCTGTCCGACATGGAATCGTCCCAGCACCACGGATTCAAATTGGGTGCTAAACTCGTTCGAGGGGCGTACTTGCGAACGCAGTCGGGTGTGTTCGACGTCAAGGCTGACACTGACCACTCGTACAACAAGGGCATGACGTACGCCCTGTCGGCGCCGCACGTGCACACCATCCTCGCGACGCACAACGCACCGTCCCTTCGCATCGCTCGTAAATTTCCAAAGGAACGATACGTGACCGCACACCTGATGGGATTCGGTGGAAACCCGACGTATCGGTACGTCCCGTTTGGAAATCTAGTGGAGTTGACGCCTTACCTGTGGCGTCGATTCAAGGAGCGTCTGTCGTGGGGGTGAACCGAACCGCTCACTTTTTGCACGCCGGGCAATACCCAGACGCTTTCTGGCGACGCTCGTTCCAGATCAAACCACCGGCGATGAGCGCGGCGACGATCAAGCCGTTGCGACCGAGCTTGGCGCGTTGGAAATACGCGACCGCCAGGATGGCGATGGCGATCATCTGGGTCTGGGACAGAGGTAAGCGAGCGGACGGGGCGGCGGCGGGCGTTTCAACAGGGGCGGGCGACGGACCCATCATCATTGCAAGCATGTAGTACTCTACCCTGAGATTTTAATCACAGCAAATATAGGGATGTCACTATGGGATACTTTACCAACAGAATTACAGGAGATCATTTTTCATAAGTCAGTGGAGCTGTGTCGTCAGGAATGGCTCGAACAGGGACGCGTGAAACACGAAAGACAGAAGAAGAAACAGGGTCGAGGAATGTTATCCGTGGACATGATCGAACACATGCGTCAGCACACGGACACGATTGAAATTTTGAATTGGGGATACGAACTCGAACTTAGGGAATTGGAAACGAAGATCGACCCACCGACGGAGGAACTATCGCGAATTGAAGATTACGACTACCACGACTACTACGACACCTTTCTTCAAAGATGCGTCGAGTGGATGAAGGACGAGACGAACAAGGACGAATGGGTCGTTCCGGGACCGGATCATTTCCTGAACATGTACACACGTCTCCTGGAGTTCAAGCATAGACACGGACACGTGAACATTTTGTCCCAGGAAGATGGACCCCCGGGATTGCACCTGTGGCTGGAACTCCAAAAGGATCCAGACATGCGCCTGAGTCGGGAGCGACGACACGCCCTCCAGTCCGTGGGCATTCGGTTACCCAGGGCTCGATGATGAAAAAAAATCTGGACATAGAGTACAACACAAATCAATCATGGCCAGGACCAGAAGTCAAAAGCTCGCCCCGAGCGAAGCTGCCAGAAAGATCCAAGCACTCGTCCGAGGCATGCAAGCCCGCGAACGCCTCGCCAAGGCGAAGGCTTCGGCGGAAGCCAAGAAGGCTCTCCGTCGCGAACAGGCGCGCGCTCGCTACGCCAAGAAGCGTGCCGCGGAATCCGCTAACAACAAGGCTGCCCGCCTCGCGAAGGCGAAAGCCGCGCGTGCCGCGAAGCGCGCCGGCATGCCGAACCGTCGCAAAAAGAGCAACGATGAAAAGGCTGCCACGAAGGCTGCCCGTCTCGAGAAGGCGAAAGCCGCGCGCGCTGCCGCGAAGGCGAACAACGAAATGATCGCTGTCCGCAGATTCCAAAGAATCCTCAACAAGAAGGCGAAGGAGTTGCCGAACGGTGCGACCGCCTACGCCAAGGGACAAGCCAAGTTGAACAAGAACTTGGTTAAGAATGCTCTCGAAACGAACAAGGCTGAAAATAAGGCGACCGAAAGATTCCAACGAATCCTCAACAAGAAGGCGAAGGAGGTCAACTATGAAATGAAGGCGACCCGTGCCTTCCAAAGAGTCCTCAACAAGAAGGCGAAGGCGTTGCCGAACGGTGCGACCGCCTACGCCAAGGGGCAAATCAAGTTGAACAAGAAGATGGCGAAGGATGCGCTCGAAGCGAACAAGGCTGAAAATAAGGCGACCGAAAGATTCCAACGAATCCTCGACAAGAAGGCAAAGTTGGCTAATGAAGAAATGAAGGCGACCCGCGCCTTCCAAAGAATCCTCGACAAGAAGGCGAAGGCGTTGCCGAACGGCGCGACTGCCTATGCCAAGGGACAAGCCAAGTTGAACAAGAAGATGGCGAAGAATGCGCTCGAAGCGAACAAGGCTGAAAATAAGGCGACCGCCAGATTCCAAAGAATCCTCAACAAGACTGTCAAGCCGCCGAAGGCGAAGGTTGTCAAGGCGAAGGCTGCCAAGAAGGCTAAGACCATTGAACAAAAGATGGGTGAATTCCTCAACAAGCAGAAGCGCAACGAAATCAAGGTTGGTCCGTCCGCCAAGGCGAAGGTCGACAAGAAGATGGAACGGGCTGCGGCGAAGGCGGCGAAGGCTGCCGAAGCGGCGAACAAGGCTCTCCAAAAGGAAGCCGAGCGTCTCAACAAGGTTCTCGCGTTGATCGCGAAGCGACGCTCCCTCACGCCGAACCAAAAGTTCAAAGCCCAGGTCAACGCCGCCAAGTTGAGCGCGAAGAACCTCAAGGCGAAGTACATCGTCGTCCAAAAGCGCGTCAAGGCTGCCAACAAGGCTGCGAAGAAGGCTGCCCCGAAAGCCAAGAAGCTCACTCGCAAACAACAAAACGCCGCCAACACCGCCGCCTTCACTGCCGGCATCAGCGGTAAGCGCCGAACCCGTTCCAGAGTGAACAACTTGAACTAAATCAAAATCAATAGAAAATCAATCACATTTTTACAAACACGCATTTGTAAAAATATGAGAAAGGGTGGAGAAAAAGACATGTTCGTTTACGAGCCGTACAATACACCGGCTAAGCCGTCCTTGACCTTGAGGATGTTCCAGTTGACGGCGTAGACGCGGTGTTGGGTGTTGGCGTTCCCGGTCGGTCCATAGATTTGCAACTTGGAGTTGTCGAGTCGAGAGTAGTTCAGGCTTCCCGACGGGCTGGACTTGTTCAGGTAGAGAGCGAACGGCCAGGTGAACGTCGGGCTGTTGTCGAGGGCTTGGGTCGGGAGCACCGTGCAGTGCGTGAGCGGAACCGTCGTGTGGTGGAACACGTTGGAGGTCTCTTCGAACAACGGGGTACCGTTGATGTAGAGCGTCGCCTTGTCGAAGGAATACTGCGTCGACCAGTGACCACCCGTGCCCGCACCGCTCGCGACGTGCAACGCCATGACGGGGTGATTGAACGTTGACAAATCGATTTCGGTCTCGGTCTGACTGGAGAGTTGGTACTGCACCTGTCTGATCAACAACTCGTGGACGTTGTCGACGAACCACTTGCGCTCGTCCGTGTCCAGGGTGGCGTACGAGCAGTAAATCTTCGGCGTCGCGCGCGGGGTGAATCCGTCGCGACACTTGATCTTGAGCGTCACCGAGCTGTATTGCATGCACACGAGCGGAAGACTCTTCGTCCAGTCGTCGCTGAACCAGAACGGAATCGTGTAGCAATCGGCATAGCCGGACTCCGCGCCGTACGCGTTCTCGAGCGTCGCGCCCGTGAGTTGGGCACCGGACGCCTTCGCCCCCGTGGCGTTGTACAGAAGGTTGTGCACGCCGTTGATATAGAGGGAATCGAGCGAGCACACCATCTGACCGCCCACCCACAACTCGAACGTCGTCGGGCGCTGACCGGCGTTGGACGAGAACAGACCCGTGGAGTTTTGTCCTGCGGTGCCGATGCGCGGGGCTTCGATGTGAATGTGCGTCAAGAGATCGCCCTTGACGGGGATCTCACACGTCACGTCGCCGGTGGCGGAGAACGAGCCGATGTAGTCGACGCGTTGGGTGTTGACCGCGAAATTCGTGTACTTGCGGTACACTTGGCGCCAATACGAGATCTCCGGTCTGGATGTTAAATGGATATCTTGCACGCCCGTGGAAATCACGTCCACCAAAGCAGCACTCATGTTGATTACTATTAGTGCAAGATAAAAAAAAGAGACGTCATTCTTCCACGCACACAGACGACCATGGTCACGTTTCAGGTGATCGCCTGGGACGACCGAGACGAGGACGACAAGCACCTGATCTCGATCTATGGGAAGACCGAGGACGGGCGCTCGGTCTGTGTGACCACGCCGTACGTTCCGTATTTTTTCGTCAAGTTCCCGAGCGACTGGTCGACGTCGGATGCGCATGTGTTCATTCGAACCATGGAGTCCAAGTGTAAGGGTGCCCTCGTGGGTCACGAGTTCGTCGAGCGCAAAGACATGTGGGGATTCCAAAACGGCGAGACGTCCAAGTTCGTGCGCCTGGACTGTCAAACACTCAAAGCCCGTCGGCTCGTGGACTGGAAGATTCGAGATCAGTTCCCGAAGGTCGAAGCCTTCGAAGCCAACCTGGATCCGGTCTTGAGGTTCATGCACGAGACGAACATTCAAGCGACCGGTTGGGTGTGCGCTGAGGAAGGAACGAATCCATCCTTCGTCGCACACGTCGACGTCGATCTGTGGATGGACGACTGGACACACCTTCGCCCGGTCGACCGCGACGACGTCGCCCCGTTCGTCATCGCGAGCGTGGACATCGAGGCGTACAGTCAGTCGCACAAATTTCCAAACCCTCAGATTCGAGAAGACGCGTGTTTTCAAATCGGTGTCACCCTGTGTCACATCGGCACGGACACACCCTACGACGAAGCGATCTTTTGCTACGGTCAGACCGACCCCGTGGCGGGCGTGCGCACGGAGAGTTTCACCACGGAAGCCGGAATGTTGGCGGCGTTCAGGGATTACGTGCACGACAAGAGCGTCGACATCATCACTGGGTGGAACATATTCGGATTCGATCTGGACTATCTGTACACCCGAGCGCTCATGACAAACTGTTCAAAATTTTTCAACCTCGGTCGACGTCGAGGGTTCTCCAGCAAAATCGTGGAGAAAAAGTTGAGCAGTTCAGCCTTGGGTGATAACGTCTTGAAACTCTTGCCGATGCCCGGTCGATTCGTGTACGACATGTTCCAAGAGGTGAAGAAGAACTACAAGTTGGATTCGTACTCGCTGAACAACGTGTCGCTCGTGTACCTGAACGATTCCAAGATTGACATGCCGGCGAGGGAAATGTTCGCCAGGTTTGAACGACAACACCCCAAGGAGATGTCAGAGGTCGCCGAGTACTGCGTCAAGGACACCGTGCTTCCGCATCGCATATGCAAGCGCCTGTGTCTGGACGTCAACCTTCTGGAGATGGCGAAAGCGTGTTGGACGCCACTCTCCTATTTATGCGAGAGGGGTCAGCAAATCAAGGTCTTCAGTCAGGTGTGTAAAAAGGCGAGAGAACTCGGGTTCCTGGTGAAGACGATTCGCACCAAGGACGACCCAGGGTCGTACGTCGGCGCCACCGTGCTGGACGCACAGAAGGGTGCCTACTACAAGAACCCGATCACGGCGTTGGATTTCGCATCGTTGTATCCGTCAATCATGATGGCGCATAACATCTGTTACAGCACACTGGTCATGGATCCTCGATACGATAACATCCCCGGCGTGGAGTACGACGAGTTTCAAGTCGCCGGGGTCACCCTTCGGTACGCCCAAAAAGTGCCCTCGATCCTCCCGAGCATTCTCTCCGACTTGAAACAATTTCGCAAGGCGGCGAAGAAACAGATGGCACAAGCGGAAGGATTCATGAAACAGGTGTTCGACGGTAAACAGTTGGCGATGAAAATCAGCATGAATTCCGTGTACGGCGCGACCGGGACGAGCGTCGGCATCCTCCCGTGCGTGTTCAAAGGGTGCATGGCGCTCGCGGCGACGGTGACGACCAAAGGTCGGTCGATGATCGAAGACACGAAAAATTACGTCGAGTCCAACTTTCCCGGAGCCGTCGTCAGGTATGGAGGTGAGTCATGATTGATTATCATTTTCACTCGACTTGAACTAACTTTTTTATTCCAGATACCGATTCAGTGATGGTGGAATTCGACTGTCAGGGTCGGACGGGCATGGACGCGATCGAGTACTCGTGGAAATTGGGTGAACTCGCCTCCGAAGGGGCGACCAAACTGTTCCGCGCCCCGAACGATCTGGAACTGGAGAAGATTTATCACCCGTTCCTCCTGTACTCGAAGAAACGGTACGCGGCGAAGATGTACGAGATGGGCAAATCCGGGAATGTCGAATTCAAAAAGGTGGACATCAAAGGTTTGTCGCTGGTTCGTCGAGACACGACCAAACACTGTCGGGGCGTGTGTCGAGAACTGTTGGACGTGATCCTGAACTCATCCGATCCCCAACCGGCGATCGACCTGGCGCGCGAACGCGCGATCAGTCTTCTCACGGGCGAGGTGCCCACCTCCGAACTCATTCTCAGTCAGACGTTGAGTGAAAGTTACAAGGTGAAGGGTGAACCTGTCTCGGTCACGGACGAGCTGGCGAGTCTGCACATCAATCAAGCCCACGTCGCGGTGATGCGGAAGATGCGCGAGCGTCGACCCGGGTCGGAACCGCAGACGGGTGATCGCGTGCCCTACCTGATCGTGCGCTCGGACGATCCGAAGGCGAAGGCGTTCGAAAAGAGCGAGGACCCCGCGTACGTCGAGCAACACAAACTCCCGGTCGATTACTTTCACTATTTCGAAAACAAATTCTCCACGCCCGTGTCGGATCTTCTCGAACCGTTGGTCGAGGGCGACGCGAAGCGTGAAATTTTCGGTGAGATTCGAGGACAACATCGACCGAAGACGGCGCGCGAGCGGAAGAAGGAAGCCGCGCAGCCATCGGACAAGGAAAAGAATGCCATCGCCACGCTATTTAAAAATTATGCCTCCAACATGAGTAAGTAGAACACATGGATGCCGTGCTCAATCAGGTGGCACAGTTGATCACGGATCAAGTGGACATCAAGGTGGAGAAGAAATTGTCGGTCTACATAGACATCATCGCTCGTAAACACGGGATTTCGAGATCGGAGTTGTTCAAAGACCTGAATGCCATCCTCGACAAGGAACCTCTGTGTCAAGGTCTCAAGAGGGACGGCACGCGGTGTAAAAACAAGGCGACGGTCGAGGGGTACTGTGCGAAGCACAACGATCAGAGGAGGTGCACGACGCCGGTGATTCTCCAGAGCACACACAACCATAGTCTAGACACCGTTCCGTTTTCGACCACGTGTCCCGCGTGCGTGGAGGACCAGCAGCGTCAGACGAGAATCGCCGATTTTCAATTATTCCCCTTTTAATAGTAATGATACCCATTCGCATAGGAATCACGGACGCCACCACACCCGACGACCTCGATCGATATTTCGAACGAGCATGGAAACAGTGCGGGGACGGTCAGAAAATCAATTTCGTGTTCGACGTGCGTCAGTGTCGACGAGTGTCTTTGCGAAGGCTGCTGGGTATGCGGTCGGTGCTCAACAAACATAGGGCGAACTCTCGCGCGCACATCGATCACAGCACGGTCGTCGTGTCCAACAGCGCGACGAAGAACATCCTTCGAGTTGGATTGGCAATCATACGGACCGAACGTCCGGTCAAAGTGATTAAAATATGAGTACATGGTACACTATGCCCCTTACAGTAAATAACGCTCGGCGCCAACTGCGCGAGGTCATGAAAGAGAAGAAGATTGACGCGCGACGCGCGTTCAAGAGACTGAGTCTCAAGTATCACCCAAACAAGGGTGGGTCGGTTGCGAATCAGCAAACCTTACAAAAGGCGTTGAACACGATCAACGCACCGCAGACTCGGTCTCAGTCGCGGACTCAGCCACGGTCTCAGACTCGAACCACCACGTACCAACCTGGAAAATACGGTTGGATCAAGGTTGATAGCGAATACGTCCGAGGACGAGACGGTCGACTGCGACAAACCTTTCGCATCACCAGACGCGTCAAAAGTACGACTGGGAAAACGCGAGTCGTGTCGAGACGATGCGCCGGACTTGAATGCTTCTTAGCGGCTCTTATGGAAATTACCAAGCAGTACACAAAACGTGACACACCCTCGTACTACAAAAAAACGAAATGCTCCATGAAAAAAGTCCGAGGTGCGGGAACGAAGACCGGACGCAAGTGTGTGGGTAAAGGACAAACGACCGAGAACCAAATCGCGGCGCGACGTGCCTACGATAAGAAATTCATTCGTTGGTATCGAAAGGGTGCGAAGGGTAAGAACCCCGCCAAACAGGCGGCGGTGCACTACGCGGCTGCGGCGAAGAAGAAGAAGAAGAATTGAAATTTCAATTTCGAGGGGTATATAACGCCCCGCCCCGACTGGAGGTGACCTCACAACGCGACGCACCAACGATCAAGAGATGACGACCGACGCACTCCGCATGTCCTACGACGCCAGCTCCATCAAAGATCTCCGATGGCAAGTGATTCACCAGAAGCGAAAATTGCTCGGCAAGCGAGTCGAGACCGTGAATGAAAAGATTCATCGCCGTCGCCCGTGTGACAAGGCGATGATGTCTTTGATGCACGATTTGCACGACATATGGGAAGAAGAGAACATGTTGGAACAAGAAGAGCTGACCGCAAAGGAAATCCAGCGTAAAGGGTTGGACCCGAATGACGAAGACCTCCTCGAAGACGAGCTCGAAGACTTTGTCGATTGGCCTTTCGAAGATTTCATCGATAATTTTTGTACGTTTTACCCACACGTCAAATGGGCGATCAAAGAGCGATGGTGGAGGTATTAAAGTTTTGACACACTAGTTTTGTAACATGAGTAAGTCCGATATTTTGTTAGCCAGTATCAACCAGTTCTATTCGAACCCGACGCACCGTGAAAAACTGCTCGGCATCCTCCAAAAGAAGAGTCACATCAGCCTCCGGAACATCGAATGGTTCATCACGAATTACTCGCGTAAAAATCACACCCACTACGAGATCGACGGCACGCCGTTCGTCGTGCACTCGGCGTACAAGTCGAGTCTCGACGGATTCAGTAAGGCGTTCTTCGACCCGTTCGCGCGGTCGAGTAAGATCTCGTACAAGGT